TTTTTATTAAACGTTAAGCGAATAATTCCGCGTGCCCCTGTAAATACGATGGATAAATCTACTATTGTATCTATTTTTCCAAAAGAGATAATAGAATTCAAGCCTACTATTCAGCCTGGCAAGTTTGTAATTCCTGCTGGTTCATTTGCTAAACCAGCAACATTAGTTGTAGGAAGTTCTTCATGGTGGAAAGAATTTGATGAAAATCAGCCCATGCTAGAAATTCCACAGGCTTCTGTTTTAATTGCTGATTCGGTGGTGAAGGATTTTTGTAATGGTATATTAGGATGTAATATGCTTGATGCTATGCCAGGATTATTTTTTATTCCCGGCGAGATAACTCTTGCAACTTTAATGCAAAGTCATAAGCATCAATTAGAAAAGGCGCGAAATAAACAAAATAAATGGTATGAAATTTTAGTTAAAATGGCTGATATTCTTTGGTCAAGAACTAATGGTAATCCAATTACTATAACTAATGATATGAAATTAGCTGCTTCTGAATTAGGATTAAGAGAAAAAGCTTGGTTGAAAGATCATATTGCTTCAACTGAAATGAGTCCTTGTCCTGCTTGTGGTATGTTAAGGAATACTAATTTTCCTGTTTGTAATAATTGTAAGACAGTGGTTGATAAGAAGAAGTATGAATCACTTGGATTAGCTGCTGCGAGTTAAATATGGCAACGCCTGCTTCTATTATTGGTATGGCAGCATCGTTAATGAATGATACTGCTCAAACTAAATATACTAATGCAGCTTGTCTGCCATATTTAAACATGGCATTAGATGAGCTTCAGGAATTATTTGAATTAAATAATATTCCAGTAACTAATGAAGTTTCAGCTGCGCTAGATATTACTGCTGGAGTTGTAACAATTGGCTTTGCAACTACACCAGCATTACCTACTGATTTAATTGAGATTCGCGCATTGCACGAACGTGCTGATGGTGCTACTGATGATTTCGTTCCAATGAGGAAATGGGAATTTTTACCTAAGCGAACTACATTAGCTAATCAGTTAATTGATTGGACATGGCAAAGTAATGCGCTTAGATTTATTGGTGCTAATGCTAATGTTGAAATTAAACTAGATTATTTGAAATCAATATTTGCTACTCCTATAGCTATAGGAGTAATAAATACTGATATTCCAATTAGAAATATTAAATCTTATTTGGGTTATCAAACTGCTGCTCTTTGTGCTATATTTATTGAAGAAAATGAAACTCGTGCTCAAGCATTATCTAATCAAGCTACTGAAGCATTAGATCGCACATTAGGTATTTCAATTAAATCTTCTCAGATTATGAATACTAGACGTAGATCATTTAGATCATCGTATAAAACTCGTAGAAGTGTTATTTAACCTCTGGTATGCAATATTTAGTATGTAATAATGCATACACAATAATGCATACTGGCTAATTAGCTGGAGGGAGTATGACAATGCAGGGATTTTGGAGAGAACAAGGACTTACCGCAGAAATAAATCGTGGATTATTTGGTAGTAAAGCTCTTGGTGTTGCTAATAATGTTCATTATATTTTTCCACAAGGTTATGGTCCTCGCGGTTCTTTTGCAACATTCACTGAGTTAGCTCCAAATCTTCGTAGTAGAGATTTAATTATTCTTGGTGGAGTTCTTAGGGAACAAGCAGTTACTCCGCAAGATGTATTTGATGTAACTATTATCGGTGCTGCTAATAGACCTAGACAATCTACTGATGGTGGTGTTCCTACAGGTGGTGGAGCTAGTTGGCTTTCCCCTACTACACCTGTTGCTACTACACCATTATTAAAGATTAGAGAACAAGGATGGAAAATAGCTAATATTCAATTTGCACCGGTAGCCACATCTGCATGTGTGCGTTTATCAAGAGCAGAAATTGCTAGTGATATGGATGGTTCACATGCAGAATTTATTGGATGTTATTTTGTTGGCGGTGGTGCAAATGGTATAGGAATTGAAGATGTTGGTGGATGTAGTTTTGTATTAATTGATGATTGTAGATTTCAACAGCTTGGAGATACTGCTCTTAAAGGAATTAGCACAGGAATCGATGTTCCACAAGGATGGATTATTAAGAATAGTCAATTTCGTGCAAATCTTAATGATATTAAGATGTCTCTTAATTTTGCACTGATTAATAAGAATACCTTCTTTACAGCTGGTTCTGGAGCAACAAATAAAGTTATTTCTACAACTGCTGTATCTGTGCAGGGCGGAAATAATCAGATTCTTTTAAATCATTTTAATAATACAGAAGTTCAAATAGCTCCTGGTAGTGGTTTTACTGGCGCTGCTACTGATGTTTGGATGAATTATGTAACTGATCAAGCAGCATTGGCTATCGGACAGCCTGCATAACTAATATGTCTGTTCGTGATGGTTCGATAAGAAGTCATCAGCCTGTTGATATTGATAAATTGGGAGGATTATGGGATCGTGGAGATCCTGATAATACTCCTTTAGATCATTTTCAGCAGGCTGATAATATAAAATTTGTAGGGACTAATACTATTAAGACTAGAGATGGGGTGGGCTTACATCAAAGTGTAGGCTCACCCCTATCTGGTATACTTAGAGCTTATAATTATCCTACTCAAGATGCAAATACTGTAATATTACTAGTTGAGAATGGTGCAGGAGATGGAGAAATATATCATATAGTAGATGAATCAACTGCATATGGTCCATTATTAACTATAACTGGAATGCGTGATTTTGGATTTATTCCATTTGCTGGTCGCGCATATATAACTCCATTTTCATCATTTGCTAATGGTTCTTTAAATGTTGAAAAAGGATTAGAAGATGAATTTTTATATGTATATATGGGAGATGGAACTCCGGCTAGAAAAGCTGCCGGATTACCTCCTACTGGAAATGTAACTGTAAGTAATGGTGCTGCTGGTAATACTGATCCGGGGTTACATTTATTTGGTGTAGTATTTGAGAGTGATACAGGTTGGTTATCCGCACCCGCAGCATTTGCACAATTTACTACTGTTGCTGCATTATCTGTTACTTTTACTAATATTCCAGTTTCAGGTGAATCTCATATTACTAAACGTCATATTGTAGCTACTAAAAAGATAGCTAGTTTTAATGGAGATTTAACTGGTTATCAATATTTCTTTATTCCGGGCGCGACTGTTCCTGATAATTCTACTACGACTCTTTCTAATATTTCATTTTTTGATGCTGATTTACTTGAGGATACTAGTCATTTATTAGATAATTATGCAGAGATACCTGCTGGTGTTGGATTAACTCTTTATCATAATAGACTCTGTTTACACGCCACATTCGATGATATTTCTATAGTTCTTGTATCAACAGCAGGTGAACCTGAAGCTATATCGCAAATTGATGGATTGATAATTGCTCCATTAGATGGAAATCCAATAACTAATGTTCAAGAATTAAGAGATGTATTGTATGTATTCAAGCGCGCAAGGACTCTTTCATATATAGATAATGGTGAAGAACCCTCAGCATGGCCTCTTACTATTATTGATAATGCTCTTGGCTGTCCAGTTCATGGAATTGCTACTGTATTAGATTCTGGTTCAGCTTCAGTAGATTATTTAATAGTAGCAAGTTATAAAGGAATTAGCTTATTTAATGGTCAATATTCATCTCCTGAGTTAACATGGAAGATACAAAATGCTTGGTTTGAATTAGATCGAAATGGATTTCGTAGGATGCAAATTCTAAATGATCCTACAAATCAACGAATATATGTTGTATTAAAAGATGGTAGACTTTTAGTAGGTGATTATAAAAATGGAATGGACCCTAAGAATATTCGATGGGCTTTCTGGAGTTTTTATTTTAATGTAAGTTCAATTGCACTTGTAAATATAGATGAATTAATTCTTGGTGGAATTATACCTGATTATTTTACTTGGTGGTAAATTAATAATGCCTACTTTTGCAGTTTTTTATGGTCCTAATAGAGCATCATATGGTGGAGATTTAATTCCAGATGCTACTTATGGACAAACTTTACAATATCCAGCTACTCAACCTGGTCCTTATAATGGTCATGTTGAAGTTTCTTTTTCTAGGGGCCGTATATATTTAGATGATGGAAATGATCGAGGATATACAATTGGAACGTTACCTCATTCTGGTTTTAGGATTGTAAGTGCTAAATTATATTCTGGTATGGAGCACGCAAATTTAGATTTATCATCTGCTCCTGCTACTGTTGAAATTACACTTACTCCATTAGTTCCTTATACATTATTTGATACTGGCTCATTAACTTATACAACTTATATTGAAGTAACTTTACCTATATCTTTAATAAGTATTATTGGAATTAATATTTTAATTGGTGATGCTGTTCGTGCATTATATACACCCCCACCAAATTATCCTCCTCCTGGAGGATTTTCTGTATTAGGTGTTCTAAAACCTAATAGTTTTCAAGGTGATGTAGATCCTGATGGAAATCCATTTAGTGGTAATATTATAGAATATTTTTATGATCGCCCTGGTGAATGGTATATTACAGGGGGTGGAGTTGGTCCAGTTATAGTTGGAGAATACGAATTATGGTCTACTCAATTTTCTATTGATACTCTAGATGCAGACGAAGGTGATAATATAACTATTACTGATGGAGAAGAAAAACTTCTTGAGTTTAGTAGTTTTGAGGTTTACTATAGAGTTACACCAAATTCAAATCCCGGCTATGAAACTGGAATAGTTAATGTAGTTGCTCCTATAGTATCTCAAACAGCAGGTCAAGTTATAATAACATTACCAGTAATGCCAGGAATTATAGATGGAAAGATTGGAATAATAGGGATACTTGCCACACCAGTTGAATCAGTTGAAGTATTCATTGGAGCATATACGCCTAGTATTCCACCGCCTCCACAGCCAAGTGCATTACCTGCTGATGTATCTGGAGTATATACAATAGTTCCTGGTAAGACTAACGATACTATATATAATAGAGATATGACTGATTCAGTTGATGTTAAGATTCCTAATCCTACAGTAAAGACTGGATTTGTAGGATGAGCTTTATAAATCATTTTGGGCTTGTTAGACTTCGAGTTACAGGTAATGGTGACTTGAAGATGACTTTATATAGTCTAGATGATGTGAATTCTGAGGAATTAATAGATTTAACTATGTCTGCTTCTACTAATTTAATTCCTTCACGCTTGGCTAATTTTGTTGATCAACGTGCTTATTTAGAAATTAAAACTGAGTTCATGGATGAAGTATTTACTATTTCTAAGATAGCAATATTTGTTAAACCAAAAGCTACTAGTTATCCTGAATAATGGCATTCAAAGATCCTAATTTAGATAGACTTAAATCTGTTCTGTTAACTTCAGGTATACAGACAAAGAATAATGCTTTGTTCCAAGTTATTGATCAGTTAATAACTGGATTGAAAATTGTTAGTGATAATCTGAATAGTGTTGGGGGTTCTGTAGATAATATATTTGTTACGAATAATAATTTAGCAGGTTCTAATTTAGGTCCCCCAGGAATAGATGGTATTGATGGTATTGATGGTATAGATGGAATACAAGGATTAAATGGTGTTGCTGGATCTGCTGGTCCTAGTGGTATGCAAGGCCCGCCCGGATTAGATGGTATTGATGGTGAAGAATCTTTATTTTTTGTTCAGAATCCATTAATAATACCTGCTTGGCAATCATTCACTCCTACTTTAACAGCCTCAGTAACGAATCCAACTATAGGAAATGGATCATTAACAGGAAGATATATTAAAATTGGAAAGTTAGTTTTTTTTGTAATAAACTGGAAATTTGGAAATACTTCTGGTGCAGGTGAAGGGGCTTATAATTTTGCTCTTCCTCTTTTAGCTTCGGCTGATGCTGAAATTAATATTCAAGCTTTTCCAGCAAGACTTACTGATGCAGGAGCAAGATATTATATATTAATTGGTTATTTAGCAAATGATACTCTATTAGGAGTTGCTAATGTAGATACTAGTGGATCATCATTATCACATGATAATCCTATTGTTTGGGCAACTAATGATCAAATTATTATAAATGGTGTATATGAATCAGCTTCTTAAATAATTTGATCAGTTGCTAATAATACAGCAGTTATATTTTGGATATTAGCAGATGTAACTAATCAATTATGAATTTAAAGATGATACAGAAGAAATTATAGAGATGAAACCATTAAAATGAGGTAACAATGCCAAGAACAGCAAAAAGATTATATGGACC